CCTGTAAGTGCAGAACCATCATTCATATTCCATGAACTCATTTTATTTTCTCCTAATTTAAGAGTTTATCTCTTCTATTTATGTTATTTAAAACCTAGTCTCTTCAATTCTGCGAGGGTTGAACTGGGTGATGTGTGGTGTATTCCAATTCCACCCCTTGCTTCCCATTCGTGAATATTCTTAATATAGTCATCAATTAAAAGGTTTGACTTATTGTTTATCATTGCAAATTTTTGTTTGTCTGCTCTCAATACCAAATGAATACGAGACTTCTGGGTTAGTTTAGCATTCTTTTTCAACCATGCAAGTTTACCCTTGCGACTGTTTGGGTCTTGCGTTGAATATGCAGACAGAATATGTGCGTTATGTTTGTTTATAAACGTCCACATTCTTTGGGCACCCATCATCCATTCAAGGTTTGCCCAAAAGTCTTTGGTGGAAGAAATCTTAATCCATTTCTCTCTCTTATCTGCTTTTGGAAACGGAACACCTAAAACTTCCTCAGCACCCTTGAGGAAATCACAGAGAACCATATCCATATCGCAATAGATGGTTGGAAGTTCTTCGTTCTCCTCTGCCACCAAATTATATACTTCATGAAACTGTTTCACTAGACCTTATTCTTTTCATTTTTCACTTTGGGCATTTTCGGCGAAACATCAACTGGTGTCATATTTTTACCAGTATCAGTTTTCATTTTAGTTTTCTTTGCTTTTTGGTCATCGTCCATACCATCACCATCTTTATCATTTTCCATATCTTGTGACTCAGTTTTCTTTGCAGCTTCATCCCACATTGCTTTTACGGACTCTGCAACAGACATGAGGGATTCACCCATTGACTTTGAAATTGCCTTACGTCTTTTATGTAAAAACTTATCAGAGTCATCTACGTCACCATCGTTGTCAATGTCCTTATCCTTACGGTCTTTGAACTTCTTCTTAACCGCTTTGGGTTGAACTGCATCAAGACCGTCACCGTCATCAGACTTGTCGTTCTTGTTAGTTTCAAGTTGTAATTTCTTGATTGCAGCATCTATCTTAGACTGTGGCCCACTAATTTCAAATTCATTGTAACCAGCGTTTCCACTATCACCCAAGTCTTTTACTTTAAGACCAAACTTTTTAATATCCTTAATTAGTTTTGGGTCATCGTTTTCCAAGTCCAGAATTTTCTTTGCTTCTTTGATTAACTCTTCAGTTTCAGTGTCGTATTTCTTACCAGCAAAAGTAAACTGTTTGTCACCGTTTTTCTTTGCTTGAGCAGCAACAAATGAAAACTGTCCTTGGTCTTCGTTCTTTTCTTTTTCCTTTTCCTTTTTGGAAATGGCGATTGCAGCCTGTTGAGCAGCGGATACGGCTTCTTCAAGACTGCCAGGTTTTGTATCAAAATATTTTGACATTATTTTTCTCCTATAGTTTTTTAATATCACGCAGTGAAGCGCCCATGTCACCAATTGCCATATAGACGCCAGGCCTATTGTCATATTGATACAAGTGGAATTTAACTCCACCTGTTTTTCCATCTGGGTACATGGTAACCTTATCCACCCTACCCTTGTAGACTTTATTTTTAGTTTTAATAACAAATGTTTTTGTTGAACCAGCCGCTATTGAAGAGTCATAATTGATTTCTACCTTATCACCCTTCTTGAGTGAATTAAAGATTTTGATATGGTCTGGTTTGGTTGACTCATCTAGTCTCCAACTATCTCTATCAAACCAACGGTCTTCTTTAATTTTCAATCTTTTCATTGCTTTTTTGATAATAGGTCTTGCATCACCCTCTGGGTCTTTGTTACCAGCAACATACAAATCATCAAATAGTTCATCGTCACCAATGATGCTGTACATCTTGTCAGCAGCATTATCACCCTCTTTACCAAGTTTTAATGGTGACTTCAGTAACTTTTTGAGGTCACGTTTTTGTGCAGGCGTTTCTGGAACTGCCCATGTGCCTTCTTCAAGTTCAACTTCTTCTTTCATTAAAGCCTTAACTGTCTTGAGGTCAAGTTTCAATGCCTTCGCAATTTCTTCAGCAGACTTACCATCATTTTGCATCATATGAAATTGTTTCATTTTACCTTCATCAAGTTCCCAAGATTCAACTACTGTTTCTTCTTTATACCAACTTGCTCTATCATCAAGATTATCAACTGCAAAAACTACAAAATGACCTTTTTTTACGAATACCTCTTTTTCAATAGGTGAAAAGTTATAATTTTTGACTGCTTTATTGGCTGCATTTTTATCTTTTTTATTAACAACAATAACATGAGTTTGTTTATTTTTACGACCAGGCACCCCTCTCATAAATTCTCTTTTATACTTGATACCAGTTTTACCCATAATTCTATCATATAATGCTTGAACCTCTTGATTGATTTGAATATTTGACTTTGCAGTATCACTAAATTTTCTATCCATAGGTCTTACATACCTAGATTTTTTGTCTCGTTCATCAAGGTCAACTTCTTCTACTTGTGTGTCAAGGTAATCTGCCATTCCATCCAATTTATCAACTGCAACTGCAACTTTGTTTGTCCACCATGAAGGAAGTGAATCCTCATCATTCAGTTTACTAAGTTCTGTATTCATCTTGTTCATTGCAGACATAGCAACCTTGACTTGATTCTTTGCAGATGCAACATCAGTGTGTCCATCTTCATCAAGCGCCTTTTCTAAATCATCTGCTTGTTTACCATGAGTTGCAGAACCTTTTCTTAATTTCTTAACCAAGTCTTTTACAAATGGTTCGTCCTCTTGGTCTAACTTTTCATTTTGTCTTTTTAGAACCGCAGCAACCTGTGGATGGTCAGACAATCCTTTTTTAATTTTTTCGATTGCCTTGACGGCACCTGTCATGTTTCCACCGGCATATCTTTTGTCAGATGCAATACCGATTGCCATCTTAATTTGCTTTGGTGTAAATCCCTCACGAATATCTGCAAGGGCTTCACTCATGCTTTTACCATATCTCATTTTTATCTTCCTTTAGTTATCGACTTTTGCACCAGCACGCCATTGGAAACAACTCCAATATCTTGCCTTCGTTTTTGGGCCTGGGTCATCACAGTTGTGTCTCGCACGAAATGACTTTCTTCTTTCTGGGTCATCACGATTGATTGCCATATTTGGGTCACCGAAACGAACCACTACGACCTTTCCCTTTTCGTTCTTCACATAAACCTTAAACTTTTTATTAGGGTTTTCACTTGTGCGAATTGGGTCATTCAGTTTTACTTTTCTACCTTGATACTCTGCGTCTTCTACAATGTGGTTAAATTGTTCTGCACAATCGTCACAACATGGTTCAACTTTTTCTAGCATCGCATGGTAGGTTTTTGTTAACATGGGTAACCAGTTATTACCATATCTTTCTTCATATTTATGTCTTACAGTTTCATCTAGATACCACTCTTCAATTGACTTTTTATTTGCTTTTTGGCCTGGTGTCACTTTGCGAGTGTGGTCACCATAATCTTTACCAATCTCATAAGATTCTTTCTTCTTACTACCTCTAACCTTTGCAGCAAGGTCTGCATCTGCTTTACCCCAAGTACCAGATGACTTGGTTGTAAATGAATTCACTCTTGCAAGTGCCCATTGTTGTGGAGTGGCGCCTGGTCTATGTCCAGTTTTGTATGCGGCCATACCTCTGTCGTATACTTTCTTTAGAATACTATAGGGCATTCCAGACTTTTCTGCTTTCTTGACTAGAGCGGCAATCTTCTCATCAATCACTTCTACATCTGTTTTCTCTTTAACCACACCTTCAGCGTGTTGTTTCGCCATTTTGGTAAGAGTTGCATAGTAGATAGATTCACCTTCTTCTTTACCATACCTGTCAATAAAGTCTTTCTTTGAAATCTCTTTTTCGTAATCTTTGAGTTTGTCCTTCTCACCACCAGTAAGTTTTCTCTCATCCACGACAGATTCACCTTTTGCTCTTTTAATCTGGTCTGGTGTTGGTGCGCCCTTTTCACCAGGCTTTCTCATCTTCTCACCAGAACCCCTTGCAATTCTTTCTTTCTTCTTTCTGATATTATCCCAAAGACCTTCATCAGTTTCACCATACATCTGTTTGAACTTCTTAGTATGTTTCGATGGTTTGGTATCTGCATCTGCATCGCCAGGCGCAGGCCCCTTCTTTCCTTTTTCAAAATGTCTTGCACGAGCTTTCTTCGTTGCAACTGACATTTCATCACCATCAGCATCCTTTGCATAATACTTTGCTGGTTGTGTACCTTCTCTGTCTTTGATATCCTTGTCCTGTTTGACTTCTTCAAGGTTGTGTAACCACACTCTTCTCAAGTCTTCAAACACAACATAGTTTGTACCTTTGCGAATAATTGTACCTTCGTCACCATCAGTTGTTTTCACAACATCACCGACATTCCAAATCTCTCCACGAATATAGAGGTCACGATTCAGTTCTTCTAGTGTAAGGCTATATTCTTCTTTGATGCCCATAAAAGTACGAACATCCTTGAACAGTTTTTCACCATCCCTAAATCCTTTCGGAAGACCAAGTTTAAATTGTTCAAAGTCATCCGATTGTGCAGCGGCACGCATTTTAGATGCAGACATTCCTTCTACACCTTCTGCGTCTGGGTCACGTTCACCAGCAGATACTACCTTAATCTCATCGAATCCGTAGTAACCGTGTCTGCCGTCTACACCGTTATATTTGTTAAGTAAATTATCAAACTCATCAACCCTATCAGAACCAACAACCATGACAACCGCTTTGTGTCCTTTGTTATGAAGTTCAACTGCGATATCGAATACGTTTCTTGCACGACTTACTTTGATGTCCTTCTTGTATTTTGGAAACATCTTCTTCATATATGCAACCTTCTTATTATGTGGAAGGGGGTCTTTCTTTGCATTTTGAGAATGTGATGGATACACATACATAGGAGCGCCAGGGTTCTTACCCTGTTCCCTTGCGAGTGCATCTATAAGTTTTTCGTGACCAGTTGTGGGTGGATTAAATCTACCAAACGTAAATACTGCGGTGTCACCTCTTGCTTCTAAGAAAGTTTTCACATCAATCTCCTACCGCATCAGCAGCTGCCATCTTGTTCTTTTTAATTCTTTCACCCTCGCCTGCTTTCAACTGTCTCAAAAGTTTCTTTGAGATTTTGTCGATGACCTTGCGTTTCTTCGCAACAATTTGTTGGTCAATCTGAATTCTTTTCTGGATGGGAAGTTCTTTATAATTTACGTTCGGCCCAAGACTACGTTTGATGACCATCTGTTTTGCCTGACGTTTCGCAATCGCCTGTAACGCATCTGGGTCACGGCGTTTTATTCTTGCTCTTTTCTTTTTGATTTTTGTAGAAGACTTCCTTGCAAGAAGTTTCATTCGTCTTGCCATCTTTCTACGCTGTTGCATTATCTCAGATGGAGATTTTTTCTCTTCTACTGATTCTTCATATAAATCTGTAAATTTTCTCATTTATCCCATGCCTTAATTGCAGTAAAGTTATTAAAACTAAATTCCATTCTATCTACGAGTTTCACTGCATCGCCCGATACTCTATCAATCGCAACATATCCTTCTGGATTTGTTACTTTAAATCCGTTCTTGGTTTTGATAAAGGTATCGGTTAAACCCTTAACACTATTTAGTTTTTTTACAATTCCCATCTTAGCGTTGACCAGATGTGATTGGAACGCAATAACTGCCTCTAAATTAGTTAAATCCTTCTTAAATTCTCTTGCGTATTCTCTACCTTTTGTTCTTAGAACATCTTTACTTTTCTCAGTTTTCAGTTTATCAACCTCTTTTGCAAAATGATTTTCAACCCAAGTAACATATCCAGCGGCGTGTTGTTTTGGATTCTTGATTGCTTGACCTTTACGAACCTTTGAGTTATTGTATGTTTTGAGAGATGCACCAACAAGTTTACCTGTCAGTGAGTTCTGTAGATTAAGAAACTTCTTGAGTTTTGCAGAGTTGATTTGTTGAAATGCTTTACCAGCGTTTGATAAATGACCAGTTACAGTTGCATTCTCAGCAGATGTAAATGTTGCAGTACCAGACGTATCTTTATATGTTGCGTCATCCATCCACACTGATGATGTCTTTGTGAGTTTACTAATATTTGCACCGAATGATGCCTTCATATCCTGTAATGCAGAACCAGTATATGTTGTATGCCACACAACACCAATATTTGCACGATTAATTACACCACCAAGAGTACTATCTGTTGGAACAGCATATACAATAGTATTAGGCTGAAAAGTATAATACTTTGTGCCATCAATGGTTGTTGTTTCAACATCGTCTGTAAACATGAGGTCACCTTGTAGTACCCCTGTGATACCCAATTTAGAAAACTCCTTGAGTGCAATCTTAAATTTAGAATTAAGATTTCCAGATAAATCGGCATCAATTTCTGCCTCCGTTTTGTATAGTTTTGGTTCTACGTTGAATACTGACTTTTTTGCAACAAAGAACTTGTTATCCTCTGGGTCAATACCAGCAAATATTGCAGGCGCTCCATCCCACTTCACAGTCATATTGACTGAACTACGACTTTCACCAGAAAACATATCTCTCAGTGAACGCATGAAGTTGATTGCTGCACGACCACCAGGCACACCAAAGTTAAGTATCTCATCTTCAATATGTTCTAGGTGCAGATTCTTTCCTGCTTTATTTTCCAGTAATGTTACCATTTTGGTGTACTCATTGTTACTTTACCATCAAACTCTAAACCAAGTGAATCTAAAAGAGTTGATACACCTTTTTCTGCAAGAGATTTAAGATTACCAATCACTCTCATAATTACCTTGTCGATGAATTTCATAACAACCTTTTTGATTGAGGTTAAGAATGCTTTTGCTCTATTCTTTAAATTACTAAAAATACCCTCACATAAATAATACTGTTCTTGCAATTGTTCTATCTCTTCCCTTAACATTGGAAGTTCGTGTTCTACAGATGATGCGATACCCAACTTGATATATTTACTTCTACCAGAACCTTTATAACTAACGCTGATATTGTTTACTAGTGCAGTATTATTTTTTGCGTAATCCATCATGTCATATTCTGATTTAATTCCGTTATCATAAAACACTAGAATCTTGTTGGCAACATTTTGATTTGAACCAAAGTAATTACCACCCTTAGTATATTCACCAGTAAATTTGTAAAGACCAGAACCTGCTTCATAGACCATGTATTGTTTTAACTGTTCATTATCAGTGAAGAACTTAGTTAATTCGTTTTGCCATTCTTGTGAGTTGACAGATGTTTCAATAATATCAGTAATCTGTTTCTTTAATGCTGGGTCAGACAATTGGTCATCTGCAACCTTTTCTAAATA